ACCAAATAAAATTGGTTCATTTACTCCAAAGAATGTTGGTACAACTGATGCTCTACCAATTGCTTTATTTCTTTTTGATTTAGTTAACCACATAAACATAAATGGAACGACTAATGTAGTGCTTGTTACATAACTCTTATGTATATTTTTATATGGGGGTTATAGGGGGTACGTGGTGCTTGTAACACTATTTTTATGTATAAAAAAAGACCACGCTCATAAGAACGTGGTTAGAATATAGTGTTGCCTCTTATAAATCTGATAATTATTTTAATTATCACAAACTTGGGTACTAAAGATGTTTTATAAGTCTATTATAACATAAAAAAAGAGGGACAAGCACTAAACTTGTCCCTCCATAAAACATAATGAACTTTGTAAACGTATGGGATATTATCCCAAGTCGATTATATCATATTAATACACTTCTACAATTCTCAAACGCTCATGCCATATCCAACCGTTATTATTTTTGGAATAAACACGACACCAACCGTCCCTAATTTCAAAGACATAAAATTGACTATATCCTGCGTTATAAGTATTGTTCGTGATGTACCATTCTTCACCTCTAAATTTAACTAATGCTGCACTATAATAATCAACACGCGCTCTAAATTTAGCTTTAGACGATTTCTTCATGTTTAACGGTGGAATACTATTTACTTTTAAGCCTGTTGTGTTTTCAAGTATGTTACGTTGTGCTACTGCTTGTTTATCATCTTTTTTCGCAAATTTCTTACCGCCTGCTGTTTTATAAATATCTTTAACGATTAAACGTTCATACCACACATAACCGTCATTACTAGGACTGTAAACTCTTGCCCAACCATCACGTATTTCATATACGTAGAATACGTCGCCCGGATTGTATTCTTCACTTGTAACAACCATTACATTATTATGGTTAGGTCTACAAATTCTAACGCCTTCGCTATCAGCAACTGCTTTAAAGTATGCTTGGTTACTCCATGTTAGATTTAATGGTGGTTTTTGTTCTAACTTGATTGTTCCTTTAGATTTACGTTGAGTTTTTTGTACTTCTTTAATTTCTGTTAAGTCTACACTGTCATCAGCAAAGTCTGGCACAATAAAGTGAGTTAAGCCTGTATAATCATCTTCACGTAATTTAGCTGGCGAATTTGCTTTACTATCAAAGTTTTGTTCTAAAATAGTGAATGTTTTTGTACCACCACTGTTATCCCAAACTAAACCAGTATGTCCCCAACGTCTATAAACACCCTCTGTGTAAATAGGAATTGCACAAATAGGTGGAACGTAATCTCTTGTATTTTTAACAACTTTCCAACCTTTCGGCATAGCATTTTTAGTGTGTAATTCTTTAGCGTTGCCATAGAAACGTACACCACCAGTCACATGATAGATGAAGTCTACAACGACATCAGCACATTGGAAAGCAAACTCTTTATCAAAGTCGATATATTGCCCTTTCAAGCTGTGCATGTATTCGATTGCTTCTTTATACTTAACCACACTTTGTGGCGAAGGTGTCGGCTTTTTGCTTGTTTTTGTTGATAGTTTTTTGCTCGGTGCTGGTTTAACGCCATTAATGTATTTAGCGATTTGTTTATCTAAATTCTTAACGTTTCTCGAATATCCACAAGCCTCTAATAAGTTTCCGGGATCAATCTTATCAGCTTGAATATCTTGGTGTCCCGGCACTTCGGTTTTATAATCAATTCCCCAATAGTTACATAAATACGCTAATACACGTGCCATATTATCTAACGACTTACGTGAACGTTGAATGTTGCCCGGAAAATAGCTACCTTCTACACCAAACGCTACATCGTTAGCGTCAGCACCATACCACTGATTATCAGTAGGTGTGTTATATATTACATGCCATGCTTTCTCTGTTACTGGAATACATACGATACATTCTTTATCGTCAACGAAGATATGAGCGCTCGCAACGGTAGCCCAACTTTCCATATAAGTATTTCTATAATAATTCACGTTTGTTTGTGCTGTTGTGTGAGGGTTTCCAGTGTCATGTGCTACTGCAAATAAAGGTTTCTTACTTGTTAAAGGTTGCCCACTTCTACGTGTTCCGATAGGTAAAAAATCATATTTAACGGGAACGCCATTCCATTTTTCTGCCATTATGCACGACCTCCACCAATTTTATTATTTTTATCTTTAGTTGAACCTGTACGTGGTCGAACTGTTTCCCAAATACCAGTAGCCATTAGTCCACTAATCAAACCAGCAAGCAATCGACCTCCGATTGATAATTCGGTAACAATTTCAGGAATAAAAGCTGTAATGCCACCTAAAACGATACCAATACCAATGGCAATTAAAGGTACAATATTTTTAGGTACTCCAGCTTGCTTAACTAATTGTGTTAATGCGATTGTGATAACTGAAATTACTGTTGCAAATGCAATAATACTTTCCATTTCTTCCACTCCTTATTCAAAATAAAAAGCCGACACATAAGTGTCGACTTAATTTGTTTATTTACATTGACCAAACCAATAACAAGTCCAGAAACTAGCTTTTGCGAATAGTTTAAACATATCAATCACCTCCTTATATGCCGAATACCATTCTGATGACAGCAAAGATAATAGAACCTGCCACTGAAAAAACCATACCTAACATTAAACGTTTCATTTCTTTAATGTTTTTACGATTTTCTCTTTTACTTTCTTTATCGATTTCTCGCTCTCTATTTATACTATCTAGAGTGAAGTTCATTTTTTGATTGATCAGTTCTTGGTTATGTTGCCCGTCTTTAATTTGTTCCAAAGATGCGAATATCTTTTCATCATTATCTTCTAACCGTTTTATTCTTGTTTCATAATCGCGTCCTTGACTGTCCTCCATTCTTGCACCTCTATTCTGCGTTAGTTTCAGTTTCTCCCACGTACTCTAATAAAGTTGTTACCTTTACTGGTTTAACAGTTACTTTTTCTGGAATAATACCAAATTCATAATTTAGTTCGTTTAAGCTGTTTAAACGACTAGCAAGTGCTTTAATTTTATTTAAATCATCAAATTTAGTCGCGGTATTTACATTAGTAGTAGGGTAGAACTGTCCTCTAAAGTCATTAGATAAAGCTGCTTCTTCTCCTTTTTCATTCACTTGTACTAAGATGTAACTTTCTGTGTTTTTTACGATTTCATTTGCCATGATAAATTCCTCCTAAAATTTGGTATAAAAAGAGTGCTAAAGGTTACTCTCCTTCAGCACTTGTTTGTTCATTATTTTGTTGTTCTTCTTGCTCTCTAATTACTGCTCTTAACATTGCATTTTCTTGTGAAAGTTTAGCGTTTTGAGTAACTAACTCCTCGATAACATAACTTGGATTAGCTTGTAATTGATTGTTCATTTAATTGTTCCTCCAATGTGTTTGTTTTTTCGTTTAGTTGTTGTATTGATCTAAGTGCCCATGTAACCATTTCATAAATATTAACGCCATCACCATAAATAAATTCATCAGGCGTTTTATAATCTCTACCGATAATTACACCTCTATGGTTTAAACCTTTTTCTTTACCTTCTTCATTTTTATATTTGAATTGATAAAGATCTAAGTCATTAGCGATGACAGTTAGAGCGTCATAGTCCCACTTCTTAATATCTGTTTTATATTGTTCGAGTGATGCGTTGTTGAAGGCTGATGCTCTAACTGGTTTGTAACCAGTATCGCCACCGTTCCAGAATAAGTTGTTTGTAACACGTAATTCGTTTGTAGATACGCCGATATAGAAATCTTTAGCAGTATTAACTCTTATAGAGTTCGCTTGTACATCTAAGCATTGTAAATCTTTATATTTCACATTGCCGTTGTTGTAACCTTTTTTATCGGTTATACGTAATGCGTCATCTACTAAAATATAAGCATTACTTCCTTTAGCAGTTAAATCTCCATATAATTTATCCGCAAAGAAATGACCTGTCCCAATATCACCATCTTTATTGGTAGCATAAATTGTACTGTTAATAGAACTTTTACTAAATCTTATTCCTGAACCATATTGTGACGTATCACTTGAAACGTTACCGTATTTAAGAACACCGTCTGTGTATGCTCCACTATCATTTTGTTTTACATACATAGCAAATTCATTGTTTCCAGTTCGATTATCACGATATGGTCTGAAATAAATACCGTAGTTACTTTCAATATTTACAGTTAAGTTCGCATTTAAAATAATACGACTGTAATCACTTTCTAATGCTACTGCACCGTATGTGGAGTGTAGTCGAACACCACGAGAGGTATCGTTATATTTTGTGGAATGAAATTCTAATGTACCTGCTGTTTCATCTCCTGCACCAGCAAGCATGGTAGATAAACCTTTTTCGGTTAAATATAAGTTATATCCAGTTGTTCTATTTTGTACTTTTACAGTACCGCCTTGAATACCTAGTCTTAAATTAGCGGTATCAGTTTCGTTTGCCCAAGTACGTGTGAAAGAACCATACGACAGGATAGAATTATTTCTAATATCTATATAGTCAACACTATCTCCACCACGAAGACCAATGTTATTAACGTTGATATCTAAGCCTTCTGGACTTAAATTTAAACGGTTGATAATCTCACCTTTGCCAACCTTATCATCCACTCTACTTGCCATAACGTTGAAGTCTTTATTGACTGTAATATCTACCTTATCGCCTCTAAGTTGAATGCCGTTCCTACCCATTGTGTAAGATTGAATATTACCATTTTCATCGTAACTTAAATTTATCCCTTTAGTTGTGGCCGATATTTCTGAAATCACTTGAGATAATGTTTTACGACTAGCGTTAAATTTTTGTTCATCAACTTTTAATGCTATTTTATCGCCATTTTGACTGATTGATGTTTCTAGTTTAGTCATAGCAACGTCATTAGATCGTTTATAATCGTCTGTGTATGCTTTGGCATTTGTCTCGGCGCTATTTGCTTTAATAACTGCATATTCTTCTGCTGCTGTTTGTGCTGCATTAGCTTTACTTTGTGCGTCTGCATTTGCCATTTCTAGTTTGTTTTTTGCATCTTGTATTGCTCTTTGTTCTTCATCAGATACAATACCGTCTGCATATGCTTTTAATTGCGTTTCTTTTAAATTGTCTTGAGCGTCTGTATACGCTTTAGATGCTTTTTCTGCGTCTTGTTGCGATTTTTTTGCTAACATTTCTATATCTTCTGGTGCAGGCGTCCAATCAAGCTCTTTTGTCCCTTTATATAAGCTCATTTTCCCAATAAAATGGCTGTCAACGTTAGGTATCAATACAATTCTTATATCTTGATAAGTTTTTGTGTTAAATCGAATAATGTTATCAGTTGTATATCCTATAATCGTGTTAGAACCTTTATTATAAAATACTCCCGTTCTTACATTTTGGTCTGATTCGTGTATTTTTAAAATATAATCTGTATTTTCTTCAAGTGTAGGATTAGTACCATTACCTCTGTCATAGAAATAGAAATTAAGTGTTCTGTTAGCGTTTAATGTAACGCTATAAGCCCCATTAATTACACCGTTGACAATATTTTGATGCGGAGAATAATATGATTGTAAATAATTTCGGTTTGTAGATTTAACGGAATCTATACCACTGTTATATTCAGTTATTGTCACTCTATCCTCAATTTTATTTGCAAGTTGCATGCGGTCACTATCAGCATTATCTAATCTTTGAACTATATTGTTTTGATCTGTTTTATAGTCTTGTTTAGATACTTTACTTTCAATTTGCGTAGGTAAAATATCAAGTGTGGCTTTATTACTTTTAACTGTCGTTTCTAGTGGTGTAAGTCGTCCATCAACATTCTTCAATTTTTGCTCTACATCATCACTTTTAGCCATTAAACTAATTTGTTCATCTAATTCTGTTATATTTGTTTCATTAGTTGTTATGCGTGTTGTGATAGGCACTAATTGATTAGATGTATTTTGATTTGCTGCCTCTTGCGCCTCTTGTGCTTTTTGCTCTGCGTATTCTTTTGCTTCATCACGTTTTGCTATTGCGTCAGCTATTGCTCGTTTTTCTTCATCTAATACTTTTCCGTCAGCATATGCTTGTATTTCTGTCTGTTTTAACTCATCTTGTGCTTTAGCGTATGCTTTGGATGCTTCTTCTGCTTCTTGTTTAGAATTTAAAATTTTATCTTCAACATCTTCTGGCGCTGGCGTCCAATCAGTAGCAACATTGCCATATTCCAATTTAACTTTGCCTACATAACCATTATTTATGTAGGTTTTATGTGTCATGGCATTACCGCCGAAGAATAACTTTATGTCCTTACCTATTCTATCTTCGCCCACTTCGAATGTATGTGTAATTCGTGGTTTGTCATTCGCTAAGACATCTATATTTCCACCGTAATATAAACCAAATTCACTTGGAATATTTTCTGTAAAATGTGGCTCAAAGCCTAATGAATAAGTACCAGCTTTTTCAACACTAGCAAGTATAATGTAATCGGTAATTTTTTCACTATTTCTGATTAAGTTTCGACCACCAACTTCAATGCCATCTATCTTATGCTCAATACTTCTTACATTTGCACTAATTTCATCTTTAGTATTTTTAATTTTACTATCTATTTCCTTACCTAAAACACTGTTTAAATTGCTTATTTGACCGTCTGTATAATCTTGTAATGTAGTTTTAAGATTTTCTACTTCATTACGATTAGGAATATCAGCATATAATTGTTGATTTTCACTATCCCAACGACCATTAGGCAACGATTGAGCTATTTTATCCATAGCATCATTAAATTTATTATCAGTATATTGTGATTGAAGTAACTTCAACCGTTTATCAATAGAAATTTTAGCGTCAGTAACGTATTTATATAATGTTTGTAACTTTTCTCGATACACTGTAAATAACGTTTGTGTATCAACTAATTTTCCTATTGTAGCTGTATCTTCATTCATACTATCTAAATTAGTTTTAATCTCTTGATATACACCGTCTACATCCAACAATGCTTGGTTTAAATTACCTTTCAAATCATCATCAACAAGATACTCATTATTTAACACATCGTACACATCATTTTGTAACTTACTGTGTTGGATAGTTAAATTGATAAAACTATTATTTAAATCTCGATACATCACTTGCTCACGTCTTAAACCACCGATTTTTTCTACATCATCAGCAGTTTGAGTGATCCATTTACCATTCCAGTAACGACGTAGTACTGCAACATCAGGGTTTGATGTGTCATACCATAATGTATCATTTTGTGGGTTTTCTGGTGGCTCTGCACCTTTAAATATCTTACGTTCGTAATATTCTAACTCTCTAGCTACAACATCACTCACGATTGTGTTTACGTTGGAAATATTATCATTAATTTTTTTAGTAATTTCACCAAGTTTCCTAGTAAAGAACTCTCTTAGTTTGGTTTCTTCGTACTCAATAACATTACCGAATGTAAATTCACTTTCATCTGCTAACCAGTTGTACTTAATACCTATAACTTCTGCCTCTATATATAAAGGTGGTCTGAAATCTCTATCTTTAACTCTGACGATATCTCTTAGATGCACTGTTACATCGTTATAATATTTATGGATATCGATTGAAGATACTTCATAGCTGATTGCTGCTTGATTACGTTTGTTGAGTTCTGTTTTAGCAAGGGTAGTCAAACGTTTAAGCGTCATATTCTCATCGTTACTTTCAGGCTCATATACATCCCAAATATAACGGTTAGGTAGTCCAAAAATCTCTTGTGCTTCATCATCTACTACAATCGTTTCAATTCTTGAGCCATCTTCTTTTTCAGGACCAACTGCAAGTAAAGCAGTTTTCACTTCAGATAGATCAATCGTTCTTGTCATATCTGTTAAGTCTTTACCTTTAGTGATTTCCTTACCTTTAAATAAGTTTTTAGGTTTAGTGATTGATACATAACGATGTTCAACAGTATGTGCGCTTAACTCAATATAAAACTCAGGCACCATGCTATAAGTAGTACAAAGCATATAAATTAAATCAAACGGGTTTGTATGAGAAGTCCATGACGTTGTTCTGTTGCCACCATATTCTGTATCATCGGATACTTCCCAACCTGTATCAGCAAGTGTTTTAAGTAACGCTTGTGTTGTGGTATGTGCTTCAAATTTACCAGGTTTAATTGGTTTAGCAGTTTTTAAATCTTCTAAGTAACTAGCGTTACATTCAATTTCAGTTGTACCGTCAAAGTTATCTGCAATGTGGATGATGATGAACTCTCTGAACGTACCGTTATTGTCTTGAGCGATAATGCGATTACGCTCTCTTAATTTCTCTGCTCGAGTATTTTCAATCGTAAAATCAAAGGTTTCTGTTTTTTCTTCTACATTCATACTCATTTCAACATTAATCAATGCACCATCGCTTTGACTAATGAAATCAATAATGTTGTCATTAAAATCAAGTACATGTATTCCTACATTCTTCACTATCTGACCTCCAATCTATAAAAATCTATCTTGCCAATACACTGTCGTGTCATATGTGTTTTCAGGATAAATCATACATTCATTCATACCTTTATTTATGTTGAAGAAGTCACTACCAAATGTTTTTAAATCAAGTGCAGGTTCTTCATTAATTGTTACCGTCTTTTCTTCCATATTAATATTAATTAAATCACCTTTTTTAATGATCAAATCTCTTGCTTTAGGTGGTTTAGGTAAAATCTCATGATTATAACTACCTAATATCGTTGTTGGCATATGATAATTATCACCGTTCTTAGCAATATAGATACTTACTGCTGATATAGGTCGTTGATAGAAGTTTCCTGCGTCAATAAACACCTTTTCTGTAACATCTACTGGAGTTATTCGTTTAGGATAGTCTACTTCATCATATTTCCATGTTTTTATATAAAACTTATCTCCAATACGTTTTAGACGCATATAAATTACTATATGTTTCCATGTATAAAACTTAGGTGCGTTTGTATAACTGTATATCTTCTTTTGATTACCGTTTTGGTCGAATAGTGTTACATGTATTGTGCCAATATTTTGCGTTGCTCTAGGGTTGCTATAACCAATAGAAGCAATCACACGGTTATCTGTGTCATATATATATTGAGTCGCATGTGTAGCACCTTTTTTACCTTGATTAACGTGTATTTTAACTGTCGAACTAAAATCTTGAGTGCTTTTACCAAATGAGTGTTTATATTCTGCACCATTCCATCCACTTGTATCTGTAATGCTACTTTCATCAAGCATAAAAGCGTCTTTTGAAGAACTCATTGCCATAGCACCACCAACTGTTCCACCAGTAACGTTGTCGTTAATAGTACCGTTAGTAACTTTAGTCCATCCAAAGAAAGAACGCATCTCATCATTAAATAAAGTTGGTGTATAATCTTCGACCTTTTTATCTAAATCATCATCACCAATCATGAAATAATCTTCGTCATTTTTCGTGATAGAGAAATAACTAGCATTCTTTAACGCTGTTGCTTGTACAATAATAGGACTGTCAGCTGTTCCTGTACTTACTACTGATACTTGGTCAGAAATAGCTGTGTTTTTAGTACCTTCGACTGCGTATTTGTATGGATCAGCTAAAACTACATTAATACTGAATTGCCAAAACGTTTCACTGTATTTATCTAACTCAATTGGTCCTTCAAAGTAAGCGTTCCAGTACCAATCTTGTGATTTAAACTGTAAAGGTACAGCATGGTCATAATCAAACAGCTTAACTAAATCATTTAATACTTCATCATGCGTTTTCACGCCACCTGATGAAAGATAATCGTTTCTAATAATTAATGGAAGTTCGAATTTATATTCTTTAAGTTGTCTTTGTTTAACTACACTTCCACTTCTACCTAATACTTCTTCAGTTTCAATACCAAAATTAAAAGAGGGTATTTTAAACCCTCTTTCAACTACTAACCATGGAAGTGTTTTATTATTAACTTTTATAGTATCAATCAATTATGTTACCTCCCCTGGTTTAAATCTTGATTTTCTTTGTTTTTGTCTATTGTATTTGTCAATAGAATTAAAAACTTGTTGTTCGTGCGTATATTTATCAATCGTTGGTTCAAAGTTTTTATCTGCAATCGTTTGATTACTTGTCACAATTTGAGTTAATAAAGCAATTTGTTGTTGTTGTGCTTGTAGCATTTGTAACAACACATCATTATCGTTACTTCCACTTGGTTTAGGCAATGAATTAGGTCGTTTATTACCTCTAGTGCTACTTTTTCTATCAATATCTTGTGCAGCAAGTGCCAACATCTTCATAGCGTCATTACGTCTAGATGGATCAGTTGGAATTACCCACTCAGGATAACCACCTTCTGCTATGTTGTACCAACCAGCAGATTTGATTAAGCCACCAGTGGCATAACCATGACCATGACCGATAACTCGCAACATTCCTGTTCTACCATAACGTTTTTTGGCATAATTGATTGCTGCCATGGCATTATCTAAACCGTTCATAATATTACCGTGACCAGGTAATTTATTTGCAGCGAACGTTGGCGGAATAACTTGTAATAAACCTCTTGCTAAATTTCCTGTTCTATTGTTTATATCTCCGATATTACCTTGAACAGCCCCTGCATTACCGCCACTTTCCGTTTGTATTTGTCTTATCCAAGCGTTGACATAAGCTGGTGTAGTTGGTAAGCCATTAGCTTTTAACGCTTTCTTAATTTCTGGTTTCCATTTACTTGCTGCTCTTGAACCACCAGATTTACCGCCACCGTTATGTGTTTTTAGCCATTTAGTAGGATCGAACGCTCTACCGTTTCTTTGCATTTCATAATGTAAATGAAGTCCTGTTGAACTACCAGCGTTTTGTCCGTCCTCTCTAGGATCGCCACCGGATATACCCAAAAATGTACCCGGTTTTACTTTTTTAGTACCATTGAACGCTAATTTGTGTAAGTGGCCGTAAATCGATTTCAAATTACCGTTAGTGATTTCGACGTGTCTACCAAAACCACCACTCCAACCGTTAAATGTTCTAGCTGTACCTGACATAGTAGAATAAACTTTATCGTGTTTGTAGTTTATATCTAATCCATAGTGAGGTCGTGCGAATGGATAACCAGCTGCTCTTGCTGCTGCCGCTGTTGGTGCAAAGCCGAAGTTAATACCTTTTGAAAGGTCGATATATCCACCGTCGCCACCACCAGCTTCTTCAAACCATTCTTTAACTTTATTAACGGCTCCCTCTTTTAGTTTCTTGAACATGCCTTTCATAAGGTTAAATGGTAATTCAGCGCCTTTAGGTATGCCAAATGAAGCCATATTAATACCAAAGCCTTCAAATACTTTTTCTAATAATTTTTTTGGTTTTTCTATCCAATCTAGTACATCGCCAATTTTATCAGATAACCAATCTTTACCTTTTTTAGCAGTGTTTAACGCACTATCAACAACTGCTTTTCCACCTTCTACAACCTTACCAGTCATAGCTTTGACGCCGTCTTTAGTTTTTTGAGCTACGTCGCCCGCTAAATTGTCATCTTTTTTATGTTTTTTTGGCTTTTTGCCTCCACCTAATAAATTGCCAATAGCTGTACCTATACTGAATTTAGGTATTGTACCGCCGTTAAATTGTGGTCTATTAAGTAAACTATGCGTTTGTGCGCCATTTAAAATACGAGTTCCTTTTGCAAGTGGAATTGTTGTATCTGTAGCTGGTGTAATGAAAGCCTTACCGCTAGGCGGAATGACTGTTTCATGTCTAAAACCACCTGGACCATTGCCTGGTCCTTTATCTCCCACAGTAGCTAAAGTATTTTGATTAAGTTTACCTTTTGTAATGTAACTTTGGGTGTGGGTGCTTTCAGTACCAGTAGAAAGTTTTATTGTAGGTAACTTAGGCATATCTAATTTTTTAGCTACCCAGTTAACGCCACCAATTAATTTGTTTAAACCTTTTTTAACAGCCGTAACCATTCCAGTAATATGACCTTTGATTTTTCCAATAATGTTTTTAAGTCCACCATTCATATTGTTGAATGTTCTTCGAACACTATTCCATAAGCCTTTAGCCATGTTAACTGTTGTATTCTTGATACTTCTCCAAGTATTGGACATGAAACTTTTCACTCGATTAAAAATGTTACGAGTGCCACGAGATAAACTATTCCAAGTATTTTTAACACCTGACCATAAACCTTTAGCTTTATTTACTACCGATTTTTTTATAGCCGTCCATTTTTTAATAAGCCACACTGCTATGGATGCCATGATTTTAATTGTTCCAGATTTTAAGGAGTTCCAAGTTCTTTTAACTCCAGACCATAATTTTTTAACTATATTGACTACACTTTTTTTAATAGAAAGCCATTTTTTGATTAGCCAAACAGCAACAGAAGCTATAATTTTTATTGTGCCTTTTTTAAGACTATTCCATGTATTTTTAACACCTGACCATAGACCTTTAGCAAGTTTAACAGTAGTATTTTTAATGCTACGCCATACATTAGACATGAAGTTTTTTAGCTTATTAAAGATATTGCGCGTTACTTTAGATAAACTATTAAATGCATTTTTTACGCCACTACTTAAACCTTTGGCAAGTTTTACGGTTGTGTTTTTGATAGCGTTCCATGCTTTACTCATCCATGATTTTAAAGCACCTACTATTTTCTTAACTCCATTACTCATGCCACGTATAGCATTTACAACACCATTTTTTATAGCGTTCCAAGTTTTGATAGATATTGCTTTAATACTTTGCCATAGACGAGTGATGAAGTTTTTCAACGTATTAAGGATGTTTCTAGCTGTGCTGACCAATGTTCGAATAATGGCTAGCACTCCAATTTTTAAGGCAGTCCATAATTTAATAGCAGTGTTTTTGATACTTGCCCACAATGCAGATAGGAAACCTTTTAAAGTTGAGAAACTATTTTTTGCTAAAGCTACGAGGCTTCGAATGATTACTAATACACTACTTTTAATTGCAGTCCAAATTGCAATGGAAATATTTTTAATTCCATTAAGAATAGCAACTATAACATTTTTTAATCCAGTAAATAAAAACTTAATAGTGGCTACTAACACTTTAACTATTCCAAGCGTTACATTTTTTACTATCGTCCATATTGTTCTAAAAGAATTAATGATCAATTGTCCGATAGTTTTAACAATAACTACCATATTACCGAGTGTAGAACGTAATATGCCCGAAATAATTGATAAGTATCCACTAAATACTTGTTTTACACCTTCCCATAAAAGCCTAAAGTCTCCTGTGAACAAACCTTTGAATATTTTAACAACGCCACGAATGACATTAAGTCCACCTTGGACTATTTCACGTAAGCTAGTGAACACATTGATGACAATTTGTTTAATACCACCGAATATAATACCAAAGAAAGCTTTTATACCCGATAATATTGGTTTAATTACACCATTAAATAGTGAATTCAAAATTGAGCCTACTGCAATTTTGATAGTAGTAAATACCATGATAATAAAATCGCCATTTTGTTTCCAAAATGTTTTAAAGAAAGCTCCTATAATAGTAGATGTTGTTTTTATGAAGTTAACAAAATCATTGTAAGCGCCACGTACCATTAAAAGAGTAGCGTAAAATTGTTTTGCTGCTTCGTCAGGTAATATCTTTTTGAGAATGTTTAAACCTTTCCCAGAATTATTATTCATAATAGCGCCGATTGCACTAAAGAATTGTTTAATTACATTCCCTAAACCAATGAACGCGTTTTTTATTGGTGTGACTACTGTGTTGACGATATTTCTAAATGTTTCAGATTTTTTATAAGCAACTACAAAAGCTGTTCCTATACCTGCAATAGCTGCAACTGCGATACCAACTGGACCTGTTAAAGCAGTCATCAGTCCACCAATTAAAGGTATTTTAGTTAACAGTTGCGCTATATTAGGTAAAACGCCTTTAATACCACCATTAAATAGGCTAAAGAACTTAGCCCCGCCTTTAGTACCATTAAGTAACGTCATAGCTTCTGAAATGCCTACGATGCTATGTGCTAATACACCAGTTGCAACAATAAGTGGAGGTATAGCAGCGCCTAATAAAGTAAATGCTGCGATGGCTATCTTAGTAGCATTACTTGTTCCTTGTAAGTGTTCGAATAGTCCAGTCAACTTATCTGCTAAGAATGAAACGATAGGTGCAACTGCATCTCCAATTGTTCTAGCAAAGTTGATGAAAGTGTTTTTTAACATTTTCAACTTACTACCCATTGTTTCATAACGGATGTTAGCTTCATCAGTCAAAGCACTATTTTCTTTCCAACCTTCTGAACCTGTTTTTAGTGCTTTATCTAAAACTTGATGATTGTTAGCCATACGTCTAATTGTATCGGCTTCTCTTATCCCTTTGATACCTACATCATCTAAGGCTTTTAATACGCCTTTTGCTCCACCTTCAGTTTCGCCTAAACCTTTGACGAACATTGATAAAGCTTTACTAGGATTATTCTCCCAAATTTGCGCGAACTCTTTACCACTAACGCCTGCAGTTTTAGCAAAGTTATTTAATGTGTCGCCACCTTCGGCAACAGCTTTTGTCATCTTATTCCAAATCTGTGTCATGGCAGTACCCATTTGTTATCCCAAAGGTTTTTTATCCTTTAGTTCTTATAGTTTCCTATAAGTTCAGCATACATTTTCATCCTCAACTAAATGTTAGGAGATGGACACTCGTGGAGTGATTATATTCTATTATTAGTTTCACACTCTATGCGTTACGGTTGTTAAAAATCTTTAATTTCTAACTTACCTCGGTATTGACTTGGATAATAGGTATAATAAAAAGACACATTATCAAATTACCTTTAGTTTTTACCGATTTTGCCCATTTTTAAGCTACAAATTTCTTTGTAGTCCGGCGGTATTGTTCACCGGCTTCTGCCTCGATTCCTACTGATGACATCGCTGCACTAACTGACATAATTTCATCAGAACTAAAACCTGCTTGTGCGCCTGCGCCAGCTAAACGTTGTGCCATTTCAACAATTTCTTTTTCAGTTGTGGCTGTACTGTTACCTAAAGCAACAACTGTTGAACCTAATCTATCTACATCTTTGATTGGCATATTTGCAGCATTAGCAAATCTTGCAAATTCTGTTGCAGCTTCATCAGCAGTAAGGTTTGTAGCTACACCTAAATTCATCATTGTTTTAGTGAATGATGTGATATCTTGTTTTTTGATACCTAATTGTCCTGCAGCTTCTGCTACTCCTGCTATTTCTGTTGCAGCGAATGGCATTGTATTACTCATTTTAGTAATTTCATTGCCCATTTTATTTAATTCGCTACCACTCATATTTGTTGTTTTAGCAACACCCGCTAAAGCTTGTTCCCATTCAATTGATGATTTAATAGCTGTTCCCATACCTGCAACTGCTGGCATAGTCATATAAAGCATTGAAGTAGATCCAACACTTCTCATAGTAGAGCCAACATTTCTAATTGAATCTTTATATTTATTGACACTTTGAATACTTCTGCCAAAGCCAGTTGAAGATAAACGTTCTGCGTTGCGTTGTTCTGTTTCTAGTCGTTTATAACTTTGCGTAGTTTGATCTAGTTCGCTCTCAAGTTCATTCATCTTAATTTTTTGTTGAGTGATAGCACTAGATAATTCTCTAGCTTCTTGACTGTCGCGTCCTTGTGCAGTGGCTACATGGTTGTATTGTGCGATTAGTTCTCTTAACACTACACGTTGCTCTGACATGTTAGTTTTAAGTGTATTTAAATGATTGCCATAGGCTTTTACACTTTCTCCTGCACGAGCAAGATTGCTTCTTGATAGAGATAACGTATCGTTAAACTGTGACATCTTCGCTCTAATTTGAGTCATAGAAGAAATGCCTTGTTTTTGTTCCATTTCTAGACGGTTATGTGCTTGTGTTGTTTGATTTAATTGAGTATTTAATTCTTTTAATTTCAAACGTTCTTCAGATAACTTTATGTTAAGCTGTTGTGCTTCTTGACTTGTAGCACCGTATTGTTTTTTAGCAAAGTCATACTGTCTTGATAAATTTTGAACAATAAGTTGCTGTTGTTTCATTCCATTGTTCAATTCAGAAATGTGCGCTTTATATGCTTGAGCGGTTTGACCACTCATTTTGAATTTATTAGCACTAATTGTTAAAGATTGTGATACCTGCGACATTTTTTGTCGAATTTCAGACATTGAAGCAGTTAAAGTTTTTTGTTCAAAAGCAAATCGTTTAGCTTCCATAGTCGTTTTCTTATATTGATTATCTAGTTGTCCTAAAGTTGCTTTTTCTTGTAAGATTTTCTCTTTTAACTCTAATGCTTCTTTACTCATAACGCCTTGTTCTCTTGCTACTTTCTGATAACGACCTTCTAACACTCTAATTGTATTTTGATGTTTTTGAATAACTGTGTTTAATTGATTTAAATAATTCTTATAACTACTTGTAGACTTTTCTGTACTTTGAAATGCCATATTTGCAATGTTAAGTTGACGTTTCATTGTACCTAGAACATCGTTAATCTTTTTCATTGAGAAAATCGTTTGTTTAGTCGTTGTACCGAATTGTTTCATCTCTTGTTCAGTTGAATTCAATTGTCGTTGATACATTTGTAATGCTCTATGTTGCTTACTATATTCTTGACGTAACTTTTCGGCTTCAACACTAGAACGTTGTTCTTCTAAAGTCATTTTCTTTAACTGATTAGAAATATCTTTCATAGAGTTTTCAGTTACATCAATCGCTTTAGTTAATTCTTTCGTTCTTGTTGCATAAGACTGCATGTTTTTCTCTGAGTGCTTGAAATTAGCGTTAGATCTACGCATTTCTGAATCTAACGTTTTGAATTGCGCTCGTATTTGCTTCATTGTACGTTCAATACCAACGTCACGCATATTCATTAAGATTGATAAACCTTTAAATCTTGATTCAGCCACTTACTGTCCCTCCTTCCTTATTTAGATATAAAAAAATAGCCTTAGTACCAATGACTAAGGCTACAATGCAGAGAATAGCGCATCGGCTTTTTCATCAGTATCAACAGTATTTAGATGACGTTCATCTAAAATTTGAAGTATATAATAAAATGGCATTTCAAGAACTTGGTTTGCTGGTGTCCCATTTTCCACCATGTCTTTTACGACTTTATCCAAATTCTTCAACATGCCGTTGTAAGATAAATCTTCTTTTTTTAATTTGTTTAACTGATGCTCTGAATAAACTTTTTTGTTTCCTCGTCTTGTTGGCCATTAGCAATAAATTGTACTTGTTTTTGTAATGTTTCAAGTGCGTCAGGCGCATGTAGACGGTTTCTGATATCTTTAGCAGTGAATTGTTTACCATAAATTTTAACTACTACATCAATTAATTTATCTAATTGTTCTTTGAATGATAATTCAACTTCTCCATTTTCTGCTTTTTCTAATTCAGCCATGATATCCACTGATTCATATAAAACATCTAATGGAATGAAATGTGGTGTTAAGTATGTTTCTAATTTAATTTCTTCTGCTTCTGGATTTTCTACTAAACGAATATAGTTACGTTTTAATTTGTTTGACATGTCTTAATATCTCCTTTTTATTTCGAAATAAAAGGACTGCTAAATGCAGTCCTAAAGATTAATTTATTTATCTTCAACACGTTCGAAGAATGGTAACTCATAACCTTTTTTCTTCAAACGTTTTTCAAAGTCGTCGACTACTTTTACTTTTTCTTCCACGACCTCATCTTTGTGGTATTCTTTACCAGTTTTAAGATCGTTAGCATCTTTCAAAACTTTATATTGAACCATGAATTAACACTCCTTATGCAGAAGCAGTGTCTACTTCTGTTTTACTGTCATAAGCGCCATTTAATAATTCTTCGAAGAATGAATCGACATTTGCACCTTCACGAGAACTATCGAATAAAATTTTACGTTTACCGTCAGCCACACGGTGCATTGCAGTACCTTCTGATTCTTCTGAACTGAATTCCCAATCTTCTTCGGCAGTTTTACCTTCTAAGTTTGGATCAGCAAACATAACTTTAGTTAAACCAACTTGTTGGTAAGAACCGTCACGTCGTTCACGTTTAAACCATACTGCTACATAGTTATTTTGTTTACCACGTTCTTCAGAATATACTCCAGTTTCGTTATAAATCTCATTGAAGATTAACTCACGAATTTCTTGTGGAAAAGCATGCATTGTCATCGAAATTTTACCTTCACCATCTGTATTACCTGATTCAATGATTGAACCGTCAGCGTAAGCATTAACAATTTCTCCACCAGTTTCTACTGAAATTTCTTGTAAACCACGAGTTTGTGTTACATTTGAATATTTGATAGTACCGTCTAATTCATCTGTTTCTAATAAAGCGAAACCTAAATCTTTAATGTTGATAAATGATTTTGGTGTTTTAGCATATTTAAGCATTTAATTTTCCTCCTCATAAAAAATTGCTTCATATCGTCTTGTTGAGCGATACAAAGCAAATTCTTTGTTATATTCATTTCCTAAATTACTTACTTGTCCTGCTTTTAATTCTTTCCAGAGCAAATCACTAATACGTTGTGATATTTCGTTTCTTCTTAATCGTGCATTGTAATCTGCACTAGCTTTCACAAATACATCTACTTGAATAATATAACTATACGCTGCACGTTCTCCGTCATAATGTACTTCGGGAATAGGATCATCAAAGTCATCTAATACGACATAAGGCTTTGTGATGTCTTTAACGTCAGGATAGTCATTGAACTTTACATTCTTGATATCTAGTATTTTCATTAGTTTTTCGTCATCTTTTAGGACGCTGTATATTTTATTTAATATATCAATCATAGTAACTTCTCCACTTCTTCCTGCACCGTTTTATAAAACTCTTTCTCAGCTGTACGCAATGCTTTATCTATCGCACCAAAACCTTTAGGTCGAATAAACTTACCATTTCTAGCGTGAAAGCCTTTCTCGTTTAAATGAACAATAGAATATCTATGATGTGGTCCTTCCCAATATACTCGAACAGAACGAACACCTTTATCCCAATAAGGCGCTGATAGCTTAGCCTCTTCATACTCTGCGCCAGTATCTCTAAAGTAACGAATATTACTTTTGATAGCGTCTAAAACAATATTTCCCGCCTTAATCAACGCCTTATCTATGATTTTGTTCATTCTTTGACGACTAAATCTATTCTCCAAATCTTTTTGAAGTTGTTTTAATCCATCTGCACGAATACCACTAAAATTATTACTCGCCATTAGATACCACCCCTGCAGTTAACATTAAAAATTGTTCGTTCTCTACATCAGGTTGTACTAATTTAATATTCAAATCTTGATGAATATATGGCGAATCTATTGCAACGTAATGTTTCTCGTTTGGTATATATTGCCCGTGTGTTTCACGTATAAATATCTTCACATCATGTTCTGTACCATTTGCAATTGCTTGTTGTAATTCAGTCATTTTCCATTGTGGAACATATGCCCAACAATGATATAAAACTCTTTTACGTTTTACGCCTGCTTCTGGCCCTTCATTCTCTTGATACTCATAAAAATGAACACGCGTATTTAACTTTTTTGTTGTAATAAACGGTTTTTTAAATTTACTTTTCATTTACATCACGCTCTCTTAATGTCAAAAAGCCAAAGTGTAACAAATCATCTTGATAGTTATCGTTAAAGAACTCTAATAAATCTTCATAATCGTATCGAGCGCGTGCAAAAACTAAGTTTTTACCGTTTAGATTACTATTAATATCAAATACGCCAAAACGTGTTTCTAAGTTCTCGTAAGACATATTTAAAACACGTAATAAGTGTTCATCTTCCGTATTATGAGAAATCTTAGTGTATTCTTTAAATTCATCTAAAATTTCATCTGATATCTTAACGCTTGGCATTAGTATCAACTACTTTCTTAGGCTTGTGCTGCACCGTCTGTAGTACCACCTGCAGGAGTTGAAGTACGAACTGCAGTAGATAATTCTAAGTCATACACGCGTGATGCATTGTTATCAGCTGGTTGACCATAAGCAAATGTTTTAGCAGTGTATAAAATACAATCTTCTAAAGCTAAAGTTTGGTCGAATTTTTTAACTGTTAATCCGCCACCACGTACTGCGTCATAACGATCTGATACAAATGCAACTAATTTATTTGTTGGAACAAATTCAGATGATACGATTTGTACGTTATAAGGTAATACTGTTACAAAACCACCATTAGCAGTTAAGTAAGTGTAACGTGCTTGTACATCCCATGAATCTTGTGGGTTAACTACTAATACAACTTTACCGTCAATGTTTACTTCTTTACCGTTTTCTTTAACAGATAAGCCTTTTAATACGTCTTTTAATTCATTTACCGTTGTGTCTGCATCTGCAAAAGTTAAAGTTCCAGATGCTGTTTTATCAACGACACCGCCATTTTCTTGGATATCTTTCATTAATCCAACTGGTTGGTCTTTAGATGCACCTTCACCTGTTAAGAATGCAGCTTCTAATGCTACTGAAATAGCTTCTTCGATTTGAGTACGAACAAAACGTTCTACCCAGTTAGGCCCGAACATTTTTAAGTCATCTGGAATAACTACGAAACAAGTTAATTTAGATTGTTTAAATTCTTCTTCATCAAATGCTGCATCTAGTTGACCTTTGATTTCACCAAAGATTTTACCCCAAACAGCTTGACCAGTTGGTTCTGCTTTAATGATACGTGTTACTAAACCTGCGTTTTGAATGTTGATTTTTGAAAGTAATGGATGTTCTGATTGTAAATCATCAAACACACGTTCAATGACTGTTTCAGGTAATAATTTTTCTTCTTTATATCCTACTTCTGTATTGATTTCATTAAAGAATTTACGTTCTTCCGAAGTTAAAGGATCTTGTGAACGTTTCGCTAAAATACCGTTGTCTACTACACGATTATTTACTTCTGCTGAAATTTCGTCTTGTAAATCGTTTGATAATGCATCAAACATTTCTCCAAATGCTTTTGATTGTTCTTCATCACTTGCACCATTGCGAACTAATTCTGCAAAGTGTGCTTTATGATCTTGATAGTTTTTTAATTTCTCTCCTACTTTGATAGGCATTAATATTCCTCCTTAAATTTATGCATAAAAAATAGCCATTAACATCAATTGCTAATAGCTACTTAAAACGCAAATCTTAAAAATTTATTTTCTTTTGGTGGTGGATTAGTGTCTCCACCTTGGCCTTCACCTTCACTACCTTCGTCATCGCCCTTTTCTAATTTATCTAGGCGTGACTTAATGTTTTTAACTTTATTTTCCAAATCTGCAATACGTTGCTCATTCGAATCATCACTCGAAGGTTCACCTGGTGTTCCTTCTTCTGCTTCATCAATCATAGAATTAATAATTTGTAACTGTTCTTTCAATTTTGCTACATACTTTGAATTCCCCACGTTCTTTACACCTTCTTTCTGCTTCTCAACAGATTTACGAGATGATTTCTCATCTGCAAAACCTTTATTGATTGCTTCATCTGCAGTTAACCACGTTTCATTGGCGATTAGATTATCAATCTCATCACGATCTAAACCTGTTCTATCGTGATATATATCAACAATAGATGTATCAATTGCAGTTAAAGCGTTCAATGTTTTCTGAATGTCTGATTTGTTACCAAAAGCCATTGTAGAAGCCTCATGTACCATCATATTTGCGCCTGTTCGGATGATAATCTTATCTCCTGCCATTGCAACTAATGATGCCGCACTTGCAGCTAATGCAGTGACTTCAATTGTAATGTGATTTGATAAGGACTTTAAGTAATTATAGATTTCTATTCCTTCAAACACATCACCACCGCCAGAATTTAAGCGAATAACAATATCTTCTTTAACATTATCAAGCGAATCTTTCACAGCTTTAGCGCTGATAGTGTCGTCAAGAAAAGATAAGTTAGCAATAGTGCCTGACAATGTTAAAATGTGCTTGTTATTCTTAGTTTCGTTTCTAAAAACTGGCGTGACATTTCTTACAATCGGATTACTCATTATTAGTCTCACCTCCTCCAACTGGTGAAACTGATTCATAGTTCTTAGTCAGTACATATTCGTCTAAATGTTCATCGTCTCCTGGTTCATCACCAAGCATGACGCGTATCTGATTACCAGTATATGTACCAGAAGAACGTAACTTATCGATAGCTTCTGCTAATTCAATTGGATTTTTCTTATCTATACCGACAATTTCAATACGTTTGTTATCTTTTAAATATTCATTTTTAAAGAATAATTTAGCGTTTAACTCACGTTCTAATTTTTTAGTTAACGGTTTAAAACAAAATTGATTAGTTGCTTCAATCGCTTTTTCTAAATCTGCATTTTCTCCTAGAATTAAAGAGGGTGCTACACCTATGATACGTGCAATATATATGAGAATATCTTCAATCGCTTGTCGTAACTCTTTGAAATCTGAACCATTCGCACTAGAATTATTTGTTGAATGTTCTTCGTATTCTAAACCTTTGGTTAAAGGTACAACTGCAACTTGGTTTTTCTCAAAAGTGTTAAATATCATATCAATATAATCTTGGATGGCTTCCGTAGACAACGTTGTAGTATCTACATTCAAAATACCTCGTATTTGATTTTTCTTGAGTTGCATATTTAACATACGGCCAAATACTTCACCATAATCTTCAAATAGTCCTAATGAGAATTTATCTAATTTTTCATTGGCATATTCTAAATAAATCACATCATCCATTGAAAAGTAGCGATTATATTTATAATCATTCACCATAACCGAATTAAAACGATGTGGTAATAGTCCTAATTCTGTTTCATGTTCAAAATCATCTGCCACATACAAATAATCATCATCTGATTTAATGATTAATGCTTCATTATCAACAAGAAGTTTATAAATGAATTTCTGCCAAAACTGTGTAGCGTTTTGGTTAGGATTAGGTCGAACGTTCAATAGATAATATATATCATCTTTAGTGACATGATCGTTTTCTTTTACTCTAAATTCAGATTGAGCGATTGTTCTTGCTACATATTCAACGACCACATTTAAAGCCATTCTTTTAATGTAGGCTTTAGAACTTGTATCTTGTAAAAGTTCTAAGTCATACATCCATGAGATTTCTTTATTCTTTCGGAATAACTTATCGAACAGTCCCATAGCTTACTTCCTCCTTCCTTTAAAATCTCAAGCTTCTTAACAGATTGATTTCTTCTTCTAAATTAGAATCTTTTAAATCATCTGCTCTATACAATGCATGTATAAAAGCTTGGAAACCGTCAGTTTTACGTCTTATTGGCTCTTTCTTTTCGTACTCTTTATTGCCATCCTTACGTATCTTAACGGCTACATTTTGCGCATACCAACGCATTAGAGGGTTATCACCAAAGATAAGATGATGTTGTGCGAACATATCTTCAACTCTTGGTGCAAGTAACGATTGAATTGCACGAGTGTTTTTTATTACTTCATATTCGATGCCTGCATCTTCAAACAACGGTCTAAGTAAGTCCATACGGAAGTTATCGGCTACGACTTTTTGTAATCCATAATTCTTTTGCGCTTCAATAAACCAATCAATAATATGTTTAGGGTTTATTGTTGGTTCATCTACAATCGTGAGCAAACCTTTTTTCTCCCATTCATGAATAGGTGGCTTTAATTTGTATTTATCAAGGAATTCTTTTCTAGCGAATGAGTGAGTTTTCCAAATATAATCATCACCAGATCTAAACAGTAAACCGACTGCTGCAAAATCTTTTAAACTTGCATAGTCAAGTCCACCAATACATTCATTATTTTCAAGTGGAGGTATAGGTCGATTAGTTGCCATAATATCATCCCAAGGTGCTACAACACTTTGTGTATCTGTTTCAGGCATGTTCATTCGTTTAGTCATAAATTCTGGTCGGTTAGATGGATTAAATTGAAGTCCTAAATACTGTTGGTGTACTTCTTTAAATAATTGAGCGCCATATTCACTTTTAGGGTTTTCAAACATTGGATTTGCCTTTTCCCATACTTCAGGTTTATCGACTTCTTTTTTGTTATCAATTTTACAGATGAAAGGGAATAATCTATCTTCAGGATTTATTCCTTTTAATACATTTTCAGCTCTATCTTTTAATCTATCCAAGAAACCTTCCCTTACATATCCGTCAGTGCCTATATAAAAAGTACGTGGATGTGCAACTTTACCTAGTCCACTTCGTTTGATGTTAATAATTGTATCTTTTTCATAAGCGTGTACTTCGTCAAAGAAAATACAACCTTCACGAGCGCCATCTTTTGTTTTCTCATTAGATGTATCGAACAAGAACTGTGATTTGGTACTCGTTCCTTCCACATAAACCTTACTTAAATAAAAAGGGTTATTAGGTCGTTCTCCTGTAATATATAAGTTGTTACTTTCTATCATTTCATAGATTTCTCTAAAACTTACTAACGCTTGTTTCTCACTATTAGCTACAACCGACATATTATATTTAGGAATACCGTGCAATGGTGTCATGAAGAACGCTGCTAACGTACTAATATATCCATTTTTACCGCCACCACGAGCCATTGAAATAAAAAACTCTGAAAAGTAAGGTGTCTTGGTATCGTTCTCGTATAAGAAAACAAAACATGAAATGAATTTTTGAAAATCCTGTAGCTTGAAAAACCATTTCTCACTAAATTTGATGTAATCTTCTATTTTTTGATTATCAAAATATAAATCATCACGATGTAAGATGTTATCTTCAAGGAAAGAAACAAGATCTGCACGTTCATCATTAAAAATTACGTTGCCTGATTTATATTTTTCTATATAGTCTGTAACATGTTTGGGTATCTTCATGTTAAATCAGGTCCTTTCGCTTGTTCTTGTCTGCGTCTTTCTTCGGCTTTTCTTTCTAAATGGAATGATTTCTCTAAAGCTAACAATGAACCATTCACTTTATTCTTTTCTGCAATAGCTGGATTAGGTTTAACATATTCTTGCGATGCATTTTTAACTACTGTTATAGGTCCAGATTGTTCAATATAAATGTCCAAAGCATAAAATAACTTTAATAAGTTAATATATCGTTCTACTTTTTCTACTTCTATGTCATTATCTGCATCTATCTGCTGCAATAAGTAATCTTCAGAAGCATTGATTCGCTTAATTTGGTTAGAAGTTAATTTGTCTTTAAGATATTTATCTTTTTTCAACCCCCTCCCCCCTTTACATAATTTTTTATTTATTTATTTTTTAATTTGTCAAGCCCCCCTTACGTGTCTTTTTGAAAGATAAATCCGCGGAGTTGACCCAAGCGCCGGTTTCCACGAAGCCTTTTGTGGCGCGATTTATTTAGGTGGGGGGTATTTGACATTTTCTCGTTTACCACTGTTCGTCATTGAATTTATTCTTTCTATTGTTTGGATTATGTTCAAATCTTCCGTGACGTTTGTTGTGATGAAACTTGCATAACGTTCTTAAATTAGAAAGTTCATATGCTAAATCTGGTCTTATTTCTAACTCTTTGATATGGTCAACTTCTAGCGATTGTTTCTGATTAATCGTCAATCTACCTTCTGCATTGCACATCACACATTCAAAATGATCTCTTGCTAATACTTTTAATCTTGTTTTACGCCACTTAGCATTAGAGTAGAAACCTTTATTCTTTGTACGTTGTTCTATATAGTCTGCATATGCTTTACTCATCTCTATTACTCCAAACAAAAAGACACACCACCTATGTGATGTGCCTGTATATTCATATCGTGTTAACTCAAGTATATATAATTAAATAAACTATTTATAATAGTGTGTCATGTGTGGCATATGTGACATTTGTCCCGTTAAGTTTGAGACTTCATATATATATTCACAATGACATCTAGCTTTCTATATATTTCTTTTCTATCTACTCTCATTAACATGGCAATAGTATTTATTTTCTCGCCCTGTTTTAATAATTGTAAGATGTGATAGTTCTTGTCATTCGTTATCTTATGTTCATACTCATCAATGAATGATACTTTATCTATAAGCTCTTGCGTCTTACGTCTATCCTTATCGTTGCGTATTACTCTTACTAATACCTTATCGCCTGTACCACCTTTAGCTTTAGGCATAGCTGATTCAATACCATACTGTCCGATTGATGTGCTATCGTACTCATATACTTGATGATCAATTAATCGTCTCATCCAATGATAATCCATTATAAGTTGTTTCACTTCCGTTGGTGTGTACAAGTGATTACCTCCATTACTTAAACTGTTTCTTCGCTCTTTGTATTTCAAACTCCACATCTTCTATATCGCAATCTCTCACGTACTTAGTAAACAGATATACATTAGTGTATCTCTGTGCATCTAATTCCTGACGCAATACTGTATTGTTACCTATCGCAATGAGTAGCAGTACGCCGAGTATAATGGTTAATGCTATCCACATAGACTACAACTCCTCTATATAAGTACTAAGTACTAGAACTTTAAAATCATACTTCACTGCTTCTTCGCTAGCTTCTTCATGTGTACGATATTTCTTTGCTTTTAAAATGTCATCAGTAGTTTCCATCACTCTTTCTAACACTACTCGGTCTGCTTGAATTTCAAATATATCTTGAAAATATCTACCGCTTTTAGTTTTTAATACAAATGATTGTTTAATTGGTAACATATCTTTAACCTCCAATATATTTATCTTTAAGTTTTAATAACTCATTATAATTAGCTTTAAGTTTTGCTTCTGATACTTCGGCGTCAGTTGAATACTCATCTATGATTATTTTGGAACTGCGGTAGTATTCTTTCAGTAAATAATCAACCAGACTTTCTTTACTGTTTATACGTTCAATATCTTCATTTATCCTTGGATTTTTGATTTCTTTTTCCCTTGCTGCTTGTACTTCTTGTTCAGCTTTCTCCATTTCTATTTCTAAACTTTTGTAAAACTCATCATGAGGTTTATAGTAAATTTTCCAATCGTCATTATTGTTCGAATACTTTTCTTCAAATAACTTTCTGTTTTCAGGTTCATCTAAAACTACAACCCATTTTTCTTTTGGTTTAGCAAACACAGTTGGTTCTTCTATTCTTTCGAACACTACTCACTCACCTCTGCTTTAATTCTGTTTAAATCGAATTGATCCGTTTCTAATGCGTAATCATTCGGTGCAGTATCAATATCGTCTTCGCTTTCTAGCTTAATGATGAGTGGTTTAATAAGTAGGTATAGTAACTCTGCAAATATAAGATTAATTAATATATGTTTAAACATCATACTTACCTCCTAATCTATGATAGTTATGCCCACAATGATTACATCTCATATATTCGATTGGACTGTTATAATCTTTGGCCATTAGATTTCCACCTAACATTTTGCAATTAGGACATTCACTTAATCCTGTGATTTTCTTATATTTCTCTTTAGCTTCTTCCTTATCCTCTGCCTCTACCAACGTCATACGTTCATTCTCTCTAGGTTGTTCTACATTGACATGCACATAACCTGTGCTATCTGTGAATTCTCTGATTAGGAATTGTTTCACTTCCCCAGCACCTCTTTACTCTTTCTTTTTAAACTTCAAAGTCACTACATCTCTAAAATGTCGGTTTCTTGTATGAGTTTCTGAAAGTTTATAATTAGTTATCATTTCAATAACTTCATAATCTACTAGGTTCAGATGAGATATATGAATATTAGTTTCATCTTTTCCGTCAAATAATCTTTTTAATATTTTTATTGTCGGTTGTTCGAAGTTTTTCAATTTTTTCACACCTCTTTCATAATTAAATGTATCTACTTCTACATTCACACCAGCGACAAAAGAATAAATTTCATTTTTTGATAAATAAATTTTTCTATTATCTCTACGAACTAGCCGATATACATCACTGTTAAAATTTAGGTCTATTTTTTCGATATTATGGAAATTTTTAAATTCATTATCCATGAATGTAACTTTTAATGTATTCTTTAACATATTCTCTACTCCTCACTCCTTACCAAGTATTCTTTTAATCTCTGCTACTATATCCTTCTTACACGTAGCCTTTATCTTTGTCTGCTGTTCCATCTTGTCTTGCATGATTTCGCTCCATTTTCTTTTTGTATGCTGCAATCAGTTGGTCGATAGTGTATAACTGTTCGGCTATTTTAAATACAATTATTAACCCTCTAATAGGAGTAAAGTCCTCATCTTCAAACTCATACATCATGTCATAAATCATTTCTTGGTTAATGAAATAGGATTTTTCTAAAAAGTTTTCCAGTTCCCAACTTTCAAAGAACAATTGGATATCATATTCATCGAATTTGCGTTGATTAGCAATACTCAATCCAAACGCTAACATATCTGCTAATTCATCTAACTGCACATCTAATGGCTTACCTGGTTTCTTCTTCCAGTTTTTGAACGTTTCTAATGTATTAAACCATTCAAAGAACTCAACCACATATGCAATTTTGCTATCGTGTAAATTAAGTGTTGGAATTCTATCGTCAAATTCCTTTTGAATTTGTAATAGTTCCTTTAATTGATCAACTGTTAATGTGTTCATTTATTGTTCCTCCTTAAATTTGAAATACTCTTCGAACTCATATTCATCTGTAAAGTAATATTTTGACCTTTCATGAGAGGTAGGGTTTATCCAAATGATGTAACACGGATAACTGATAAAAGATAAAGCGCCAATAAGTAACTTTTTGTTAGGAAATATAGAAAAGCAATCTGTTTCTTTTTGTACTTGTTCAACATTGTTATCATCAATATAAATTGCTTTTAAATTTTTATTTTTTACTGTATGATGCTTCTTTAATTTTTCAATCGTTTTCCATTCACTCATCACTACCGCACTCCTTAACTGGTATATCCCATTGTTTTTGCATTCTCTTTACTTCATCAGTAACTTTATCCAACACTTTTTGTTCACGTTTTTTATCTAACTCACTAGCGTTAGGACGTTGAATATAATATTGCAAAGCATGTTTGATGATTTGTTGTTCTCTATATTCGTTACTCATCACTACCACGCTCCAAATCGTTCATTTTAGTTTTTATAACTTTAAATGCAGTTAATAAGTTTTCAAAGCGTTCAAATTGTTGTGGACTTTGTGCGCAATCTTTTCTATCACTAAAGGTCTCATTTCTGTCTAATACGTATTCCTTTAACTTATCCCACGCCTCTGCCTTTCTTTTCACTTCTGCCATATCATTAATGAGTTCATCACGTTGCTTACGGAAGCTGTCACATTCTCTTTTCACTTTCTTCAATCTAGCGTCCATAACACTAGCTACAAACTTAGCATCTGCGTTCATTTACTCGTCCTCATTCCATTTAGAATTCTCTTTCAATAGCCCTGCGTCCCTTAGATCATCATTCAAACTACGTTGACCGTTCTCGTACCACACATTTGCGAGATACCTACCGAACACATCGCTTTTGTATGTCTGAACGTAGATGTCTTTATGTTCTACACATTCTCTAGTGAACGCTGTTACCTCTTTAAACTTATCCTGTCCTCTTTCTGGCGTATCGACACCTAGCAAACGTACACGACGTTTAGCGTAAGTATCAAAGCCATAGTCAAGTAAGATATCTATCGTGTCCCCGTCCACAACATTGGTGCATGTTGCTTTGTAGGTGTATAGATTGTTGATGTTCAATTAGTTATCCTCCAATAACTCTGGGTTTTCGTAGATGTTTCCTAATATTCTAAATACACAATCAATATCTAACATATACATTTCAGGTATAATTCCTAGATATGTGTCTTTAGAAATTTTAATATCGAATGTTCCTTGATTATAAGCCACGACACCAATATACATTTTATCTTTCATAATTTTAGGTTCGATATCATGTACTAATACTTTGACGATATCCCCCTCATAAATCTCATCACCAGTGATGTCTTTCAAGCCTGTTGACTGCATGAGTTCAAAATTTTCCATTGATGTACATGAAAGGCTAAAAGTTGTATGGTCTACTGCGTCTGCACCTTCATCACTAAAACAAACGACTAAATTTTTATCAGTATATTCCATATATTTATTATCTTTATCCCACACTCTAAATTTAGGTATCATCTCAAACACTCCCTGTTCCTTTTTATGTCACACTTACTAACTTTCATCGTTACTCTACTTCCTGCTACCTTAACCACAAAGCCTTTGACACCTAACTCACGTAACTCATGCTGTACTTCTGTAGGTGTCTTACCTTGTGTAGCATAGCGATAGCGTTGGTTAATTGTGTTGGATAATATCATGCGTTCAACTCCTCATATTCGTCTGCCCACATGAACGCTCTATATCCAATTGAGTGATAGTTTTGTCGTAAATTATTACAACATTCACAAATCGTATTCCTGTTATATAAAGTCACTTGCTCAGCTTCTCTTGTGCTTTTAAATTCATCTAACAATTCGCCATGTTCTCCGATAAAAACAACGCCCCTGCGTTTACTTTTATGACCAGTAAGACGACCTAATTCTTCTCTAGAAGTTTTTTCTAAATTACTCGCTCTGACATCGTATTTCAGTCCATTTTTTGCATGAATAACATCGTCTTTATCTAAGTTTCCGTAGAACGCTTCATAAACAAGCCTATTAGCCCGATAATGTTTCTTTTGATATTTGATAGATGGATAACCTTTTTGACTAAACACAAAATAATAACGCCAACCTGAATTAGTTTTAGTTCTAAATCTAGCATGATCACTTACATATAAGCCTTCTAATTTAGTTTCACGCCAAATTTCGTTAGGTATTTCTATTTGCTGGATAAGTTGACGTTTCTCTTTAACAGATAAAGGTTCTCTAACGAAGTAGCACTCTAACTTTTGATTATACGTTTTGTTTTGAATATATCTTGTAAGTGATGATGGTATAATACCTAATACTTTATGAGCATATTCAGTTGAAATGCGGGTAAGCCGATTAAATAATGGCTCCCACATATATACTGGTAATTTCTTTGCCATGCTTAGTCCTCCGTTCTCCATTCCCTTGATCTTTCGTACATATTTTTTAATTCTTTATCAACATCAATTCCTAAATGGTTTTCAAGTTCCAACATTTTTTGTTTACTTTCTCCTTCTAATTGACTTCTTAATATTCTCCAAGCTTCGTACATCAAATTGGCATCACTAAATTGATCGACCATCGCGAAGAAGTCTTCGTTGTCCATATAAATACTTTCTTCTTCATCTTCAGAAAACGGAGTAAATGTTGAAGTTATTTGACAAGCGTTTTGTGAGATATACCAAAAATCTACATCATATGCCATTTTCTTCTGCCTCCCAATTCTCTATCGCAAATTCAACACTTTGCTTAGCTTTCTTTAAATCTTGTAAACCATTCTTTCTAGGCGCTCTCATTAAGTATTTGAGTGCATTACCTACGTGATAGAATACTGACGCTGATTTGTACGTCTTACCTACTAATTCGATAATCATTCGTGCTGAGAACTTACCGAACTGATAATGAGGTGGTTCATGTACCATGTCTTGTTCTTCCTGCATATCCACCTTACGTGTGAAAGGCTCGTTTACTTTTTCGAAATTCCAGCTATCATCTATCTCGATTTTTCTACCATCTGTTGTTTCAATTTTTGCCCAAAAGTAAATACCATTCTCTGAATTAATACCGTTAGGTTCATCAACAATCGCTAAAACACTATGTTTTTTCCAGCCGGATATTCTTATTACATCATTTCTCTTTAATTCACTAATTCTCATCTGCTTATCCCCTTACCTTGTTCAATTTCAACGGGAACCTTGCCTTTACCATAGACAAGTTCCCAACCTCTTAATTTTTGCTTGTAGTATCTTTTACGAACAGTCGAATCTCCGACATCAAAATATTTATATACGTCGCATAGTCGATATTTTTTACCACCGATATACACATCTGGAATATTTTTATATCTATCGTACATACGATCACTTCCAACCTTCTGAAATTAAACTGACATCTTTTACATCAGTAATATCTAATCGACTATCGAACTCATCGGGATAATCTGTCGCTAAGTTCATTACACGAGTTTCTTCACTTTCTGTTTCACTATCAGCATCAATGTAGGCAGTACCTTCGATTACGAAGTTAACTTTTAGTTTGGCCATTACTCATCACCTACCAATTCGCCATCTTTCCAGATGAGTGTATGTGTTCCGTCATCGTTGATTAGATGAATGGCTTTTGTAATCGTTGAATATTTTTTATTTTCTTTCAAAATCTCTTTAATTGACTGATTTTTTCCAATTGATATATTTTCATCACCATAACCTAAACTTTTATGGGCGTAGATTTCTAGATACTTAGGTAATTCTGTTTCTTTCGTAATTTCTTCTTCAACTTCTACTGTGAAAGTGTCTTCTGGTAAAAAAGCATATTCATCACTAAACTCTGCCCAACCACTCAAATTGAATATTACTGATTTCTTTTTGAAAAAATTACTTACAAACTCTGTATTTTTAATTTCATTTTTAAAACCCCACTCAATCAATTCTGGTAATGTCATTTCTACTTTTCGTTTAATCTTTACCATTCTTCATCTTCTCCTTTACAATTTCTAACGCTTCCTCTGGACTATGTGCGATACCATGTATCACATTGTGTTTCTCAAAGAAATCTCTGAACTTCACTTGTTCATCGCTCACTCTACCTTTTGGTTTCTTAATCTCTACTGCGACAAATTTTCCATCAGTTAATCTCACACCGAATACATCAGGAAAGCCTTTTGGTAGTAGTTTGATTGTTCTGCCACCTACTCGAACTGTTCCAGCATTAGCACGCCAGACTTTGCAACCATTTGCGTTAAGTGTTTCAATAATTTGTTTTTGAATTTCGCTTTCTCTCACGTTGTCACTCCTAGAATAAGAAATCATCTATTGTTGTTTGTTGCTTTAGTTCTTCTCGCTTAAATAATTTATGCTTACGTTTCATCTCTGCTAGTTCTTCTTTTGTGACAGATGGTTTAAAATATTTATCTGCCATTCCACCTAAGTTGGTTAAGTAGAAAGTGCCATCATCTCTAGGTAGCACTCTCAACAAAGGCCAACCGTCACTTTCATATAATGTGTAAGCATTAGGTTGATTTTCTCTAAGCCCCATATTCAACCACTGCCTCCCTTTTGCGACGTTCTTCCAACTTCTGATTGATTAGTTCGACCAATGATTTTCCATCGCCATTTGCCCATCTAATTAATTTCTGAGCATATATATCTGAACACTCAAGTATTTGCTTAATGTTATCTATCGTCACCATGCGTCACGTCCTCTGAAATCATCTCCCAGCACTCGAACCGTTCTCGCATTTTGTTTCATACGTGAGTTGATCCGTTGCCAGTTCATATTTTGATTTAATTCTTTGTCACTAAAGTTAGTAGTAAAGATATTATTCTTACCTACTCTGTTATCTACAATTGAAAATAGTTTATTTAATGTGTGTTCAGTGTTTTCTACGCCTACATCATCAAGCACAAGTAAATCAATGCTGCTTAATAGCTGTACAAGTTCATCTGTCGTTTCAGTAGCATTACGATTGTATGTTGCTTTAATGCGTTCCATTAACATTGGAATGTGCATGAATGCTACCGAATACCCTTGTTGCTTAATTGCCTTTGCTATGGCATATGCTAGATGGCTTTTTCCAGTACCATATGAGCCTTGTAGTATTAATGACTTAGGTTTGTCCAATGAGAATGTTTTAACGTACTCAATAGCTGTATTTTTCGCTTGTATTTGATGTTTGTTTTGTGGTTGGTAACTATTAACTGTTGCGTCACGTAAAGATGCGTTCACATTAGATTGGTTAAAGATACGATTGAGATACTTCTCTTTTCTTGCAGCTCTTTCTTTTTTTCCTATTTCAATCAATTCACATTCACAACCATGTCTGAACTCTTGTCCGTTACTGAATTTGTAATAGTCGTAGGTGTTGCCACATCTTTCACATTTAAGGTTATGTTCTTCTTCTACAATGTTTCGATTAGGCTTGATATTTCTTGCTAAACTTCCTAATGATTGCATTACTTATCACTCCTAGTCCCAATAACTTTCGTCATACTTCATTCTGTTAAGTTGATCCATACCACTAGGTTGTGTTTCTTGATTGAGATATCCTTCAAATTTAGTACCAAATAGCGTTTCAGGTCGTAGATACTTTTCCATGTCTGTGTCTTTCCATTCAGCAACCTTGTTATTAATAACTTGTTTGAAGTCATCTAACGTAAAACCTTCATCTGTTCTAGCACGTATGACTGTTTGATTTTTCTTAGTCGTTGATTTGTAGTGTTTGCCAGTTTGTTGGTTAAGGTAATTAATCACGTCTTTGTAGGGGTACGCAGTCGACGAAGGAGACAATATATTATTGTTAGTAGTCTCTGTTGTAATCTCTGTGTAGTCTCTGGTATTGGTTTGCTCATTTTGAGCAACTGCATCTGCTCGTTTTGAGCAAGTCGTTTGCTCATTTTGAGCAAGTCGTTTGCTCACTCCTTCAAGTTTGAAATAATCAATTGAATACCACTTTGTGTTATCAAAACCAGCTTTGTTGTAATTACCTACAAATAATAGTTCTTGCTTCTCTAAACTTGAGATAGTACGTCTGATTGTTGCATTACTCCAGAATGGGAAGTGCTGCTCCCATTCTTTGTAACTGTTGTATATCCAGCGTCTACCATCGTAGTTATGATTACTTTTCTTCAACCAGTAGTGCATTTGCTGTAATACAATTGCTTCATTAAGTCCTATCTCAGTTGCTAACTTAGGAAGTACAAGTATCGGATAATCGTCAATTAATAAATTACTCATTACTGTCATCTCCGTATAACAGATAACCTTCGTTATAATTTAGGTGTTTAGCTATTTTAGGTATCGTTTCTTTTTTAGGTAGATGAACGCCAGACTCCCATTTCTAAACTGTTGATCTAGTTATTCCAATCTTGTTAGCTAATTCGTTTTGTGTCATTCCTAAACGTGATCTTCTATCGTTGATACGTTCTCCTACATCAAATCTATCTATCATTCGCTTTCTCTCCTTTCAGCATTTTATTTAGTCTGTCATCTACTTTGATCCAGCTATCCTGTAAGATATATTTCTCATCAAAAGACTTAACACCTATGTTGTGCTGTTCGGAATGATGTTCTCTGCATAAAGCTAGAACTTCATAATCGTAATGCTGCATCTTCTTACGGTTAGCACCACGACCTATTGCGTAGTGATGTGCAAGGTCTGCTCCACTTTTGCCACATATTACACAGTTACGATTGACTGTGGCCCAGTACAGCAATGACTTATCGCCTTTTAATAAATCACTTGTTTTGTAAGCAAGTATTATTCCGTTAGCGAATACCCAGTCGATGGTTACTTCGATAATCTGACTTGCTTGTGTACGTGTACAATTACTAAGTGAAATGCGTTCATCATACCCGTAATATGTTCTTACATATTCAATGAACATATGGCGCATATAGTCCATTGGCATACCTGTATGGACTTCTATATCTTTGACAAGTGCGAATATCTTCTTACGCTGCTTATTCGTTATTCTGAATGGATCAACTGGAATGACATCGACTTCTACATCAAAACCGTTATCTAATAGAAGTGACGTTTTGTTATCTAGTTCTACACCCTCAATGACAACGGTAGTTGTACCGTCATCTTGAGTAATGTAATTTTTAATAATTGGCATTTAATCACTGCCCTTAATGATTAAAGTTTCATTGTTTATATCTAAATCGCCTTTTACTCTAAGATAGTCGGCTAAACCTCTGCATGATTTACATGGTGTTTGATGACAAAAATTTCTTTTAGCACACTTTAATTGTGTAGGCGCATCTTGTTTTGCTAATCGTTCATTAATTTCCAAATACATATTAGTAGCTGGACAATCAGAACATCTGTTTTTTCTTAACTCTAGTGGCTCACCTTCGTTAGAAAGATGTTCAAAAAATTCCTTTTCTTTATAAGAAACTTCAACGTTAGTTAGTTGTGCCATTTAAATCACTCCTAGAACGGTAAATCGTCATCATCTATATTTGCGTTGTTATCATTTGTAAACGGGTTATTGCCTGCTGGTGCTTGTCCTTGTTGTTGTTGAGGTTGACTGTTTTGTTGGTTACTACCTTTGTTGTCTAAGAATTCGAACTTATCTAAATTTACATAAACTTTTTCTCTGTTTTGTCCTTCTTTATCTTGAAATCTATTTTGTTTTAATTCACCAATAACAAGTAATTTAGAGCCTTTTTGACAATATTCACTAATAATTTCTGCTGGTTTTCCCCATGCTTCTACTTGGATAAAGTTTGTTTCATCTTTTTTGAAGTTTCCACGTACACCTAAACCGAATTTCAATACCTGAGAATTACCAGCTTGTCTTACTTCTAAGTCGTTTGTGATATTTCCTGTGATAATAGTTTGATTAGTCATTGATTATTTCCTCCTATTTACTCCATGTTTTTAAACTTTGTATTGCGTTAGCGATTTGACCGTTAGATAGTTTTGTATAGTCAGTAATATTTAGTTCTTTTTTCACTTGTTCTTCAGTTATTTCTCTACCTCTCTCTTTCATCAAATCTATGAAAGAAAAAATATCTTGTTTTAACTCTCCAACTTTTTGAACATTAGGTTTTGAATATTTTTCTTGCTTTTCTTTTGCATCTGCATCATCTTCATCAGTTGGAATATTGAAGAATTTCATTAAGAAGTATCTTTCTGCGTAAGTTAATGCAGTACCATGTGCTTTTGATACATCGTCTTGTTGACCTACTGCATAGAAAGTTACTTCAAATTGTTCTTCTGGTTTATCTGCATTGATCCAAACATAAGTCAGTTTCATTTCAACGATAAATTCTGATGTTGTAATCTCACGACCAGCTTTTTTATTAAATCTTGTTACATCAATTTGTTTGTAATTTTCTTCTGATGTTTTTGGTACAAGTAATAAATTGTTTTCAATCATCTTATTTCTAATTCTGTGTAATACTTGAGAGCCACTTACGTATGAGTAGTTGTAACTTTTTGCATCTTTAGTAAAACCATCAATATTAGCTTTAACATCTGCTATCTTTTGGAATAAGTTTAGTTCTTGTTTTTCTTCACTCATTTAATCTCCCACCTTTACTGTGTAAGATGTTGGTTTTTCTACAATGCTTGCACCGTCTAAAATCTCACCGTTAGCATCAATTAACGTTCCATTTTCCGCTACGTTGAAATCTTTTTTGATGTCTGACTGACTTAATTTTTTAGTCACTTTTACATAGTCATTGAACCCTCTTTGTTCAAGTTGATTAATAACATCTTGTTCATTACTAACTTGAATAACTTTAGAGCCTTTTCGCGAAGTTACTTTTCCATATGGTGTGTTTAACTTGAAACGATTATCTTTTTCTTTTTCGACTTTGAAATACTCTACAACTAAACTTTCAAGATATTCTTTGCTGCTTTGTAGCTTTTCAGTTTCTTTATCTTTCCATGATTTAATACGTTCAATTTCTTTATCGGCTAGATCGTTTATTTCTTGTTCTTTAGAATTGATTGCATCTAACTTTTTGAACACCCAGTTAGCACTATCTAAATCTGTCACTTTAAATTTTTCATCTTGTTCAAAAGTTTCAATTTCTTGTTCTTGTAATTTGTTCATCAATCAAACACTCTCCTTTAATCACTTTTTTAGCAAGTTCGAATTTGTTATGAAGTTCTTCTGATGTATAAAATTCAGCGAACAAAATATTTTCAGCTCCTGCGTCATACTCATCTGAGCGATGAAAGAAGAATAGGACTACTTCACCTTCACAGGCACCTGTTCCGAATTGACATTCAACATTCTCTTTGCTGTGAACAATTAATGAATTTAAGTCGTTAGCAATTTTTAGTAATTTGTGTTTCAACTTGACGACCTCCTTATTTAGTTGTAAGTTTTAAGTACATACAGTTTTTTTAGTCTTCGACTGTTTGCTATTTGCCGATAGCATTCAGTCTTTTATTTTGTAGTAATATTCGTTAAAGAATACGTGCGTTACTACTCCAGCAATCACTCCTACACCTAATGCTTGTGCAATGAATACTCCACATAGCGTTAGGAAAGTGAATAGTGCTAATGCCATTGTTCCAGCAATATAAATTGTTTTATCTTCGTTACTTACTTTTGGCTTTCTCACGTTCTTCCTCCTCAATTACTTTTTGTAATGCACCAGCTTTGTACATGAAGTTTAAAAAGTAGTTATACATTTCTTCTGACATCTCAATCACTCCTTTCGTGTATAATCACCTCTAAGGAGGTGTAAATATGAATAAAATTAAACCTTATGAATTACAAGAGTTTTTCAACCAACGTAATGAACGCGCTAAAGAATTGATAAAAATATTTAGAGATGAAAATCCAGACAATAACCCTTTAGTAATTAGTGGTTATAAAACTCGCGCTGTTAGAGAAGCTAATGATGAAATGCTTATCCAACTTTTAGAAAAACTAGATTTATTAGAAAATAAATAATTCAGCATTCTTCGCGTTTTCATCGTTCACTATTTTAGCTAGTTGCTTTCCGTTTAATTCGATATTTGGTTTCCTAGCACTTCTAATCTCCTCCGCCAAGATGACGATTAGGAGTGCTATTTTTAGTTTCTTTAGCATGGTTATGCCTCCTTTCATGTATAATTTAGTTATTAACCTAAGGAGGTGAATAACATGGATGAAATTCCATTTGACCCGCAATACTTTGCTAATGCATATCTAAGTACTCAAGAATTCAAACCCGAAAACTATGAAAGCGAACAAGATATGATTGATGAAGCTTTCTCTATTTATTTAATGGCGTTTGAACACGCTAGAGATTTTGTCGAGAAAAACCAAAATGACGGTTAGTATCTAAATTTGATTTATTAGTGAAACTAATTGTCGTTTTTCTAGTATTCTTTTCAATTTTTATAACCTTCCACGTCACAACTGCCATTGTGATGAGGAGGGTTGTTTTGTATAAAAATTTCATGGTTACGCCTCCTTTATCAGAGGTGGTCAGACACCACCTCTTGTGGTATAATTAACTTGTTAATATTTACTCGTTGACTGCTTATTTAGCAGTCTTTTTTAATGCCCAATCTTTCTTCGGGTTATCAATAATCAATTCACCGCTGTTTTTAACGTAGTATTCAATGAAAGAAGAACTATCTTGTGTTAATTTGTCATTGTATTTATCTATAAACTCTCTTAATGCTTCAGTAAGGTCGTAACCTTTAACTCTTAAATCATCATCAAATTTCTTTTGTAAAACTTTTCTAATTAATCTATCTTCATCAAAACCTTTTAATCTATATAACGCATATATAGCTAAAGCTACTTTTGTTTTTTTAGGTGTATTTGTTTCTTTTCTAAATCTTTCGTAATATTTCAAGAAATTGAGTGTTTGTTCAAAATTTACAAATTCAAAATTTCCTGACTTAACTAAATCGGTTAAACCTTTAGAACTTCCTGTTGAATTTCGACCAACTGAAATAACCACTGACGTTCCAGCATATTTCTTGTTAATCAAATTGAGTAACGCTACATATTGTTCAGAGCCTTGATTTGCGTAACTCTCGATAAAGTTAAGTAAGCTCCATGGTCTTTGTGTGGTATTCATTCGAACAATGTCGTGTTCAGTTAGCCCTGGTTTAACAATATATTCAATTGGTACTCCTGCTTTTTTTGCATGTTCTAATCTATGTTGACCGTCAATAACAACCATGTATTCATTCACAATTATTGGACTGATAAAGCCTTCTTTTGCTTGTTTCAACATTTCATCTGTAAAAAGAATATTTCTGTTGAATTTAGTGAATTTAAACATATCTAAATCGTCTGTTTTATATACTTCGTTTATTGGTAAATTCATTGTGTTTTGTTCAAATGCTTCTCCGTTAATATCTACTCGTTTCATAATTTATTGCTCCTTTAACTTTTTAATAATTTTTTCTAACTTGTTTATTACTTCTTGTTCGTTAATATGATTTTTATAATTTTGTATAAATAATTCTGATGGCTCTAAGATTTTTAATAATATAGGTGTGTAATCTTCGTTATCATTTTCTTTAGCGGAAGTTACTACATTACTAGGTTGATCCATCATATCTTTAACTTCATTCCTAAAGTCGTCTGCCAGATTTTTATAATATTCACGTTCACTTTCAAGATGTTCGTTCATATTTTTTATACTTTGATAATCTTCTGGCTCCATGTACTTCTCAATGACTTCTGGCTCTCTACTCTCTGCATCCTCTAGTTGTTTCTTAGCAATCTCTTCTGAGCGTTGCGCTTGTTCTACTTGAGATTGAAGATGAGCGTTTTGTTCATTGCGTTGTTTCAATTCTTTTTTAAGATGTTCTAGTTCTCTTCTAGTCATGTCAATTGGTTTTTTGAGTTCTCCATCTTTAGTGATATGCTCTTTTTCTCTCTCTTCTTGCGGTAATGTTGCTAATTGATATAAGACACTCGCGCCCATATGTCCCACCGGTGGGACATTTAATTCTGGATTTTCAGCTATTTTCATAAATCTATTAGCTGATGATTTGCTTAATCCAATTTTTTCAAGCCACAGTCTAAATTTTCCATGTGCTAAGTCGTTTTCTTTAACGTGTTTCAATCTTCGACCAATCTCAAAAATAGATTGACCAGCAATGTTTTGATAACTTTTAATTTCAGTTTCAATAGTTGTTAGGTCGTTGCTAAGTTGTAATTCGTTCAATCGTGCATGCTCCTTTCTGCTATACTCCTTATAAGGAGGTGATAATATGAAAGCTAAATCAATAAATGATTCATTAAATGATAATTATGCTGTAGTGATTAAATACGTTAATGGCAGACATACTACTGTAACTCATTCTGAAATCATTGATGAATCAACTATCTTTGCAAACAAAAATCAATTTATAAATTTGAACAATGTTACGAATGCAATTCTTTGCAAAGATGAAAATCAAGTAAGTAATGTTACACGCTAGTAATTAAATGCTGTAGCACGTACAGCTTCAACCAGTTTCGCAGCAGCCTCAATCTGTTGTGGAGTTGGTTGTTGCTTTGTTTTTTCTAAAACTACTTTCAACGTTTTTAATTCTTCTATTACTACTTCTTCATTTATTTTTTGTAATTCATTCATTTTTTAGTTCCTCCTTCTCTTTTCAACGCCCACATTCAACGTACAGTCTTGGCAATGACCTAATCATGTATTGTGGTGTGGCTCATATCGTCGCTCACCCTCGCTCGTATACGCTCAATGTGAGCGTTGAAACTTACTGTGTTCTTAATTATTAAGTTTCTACATTTTCTTTTGAATTCTCTTTAGATAAATTCCGAAAAAACTCGGTTTCTTTGCCAAAAAAAATATTATCGCTATCTATGAAATATACCTTTGGAATTTCTGCAATAATATTTCTAGGTATTCTAGAGTTATCTTTCTCATATCTAGAAAGAGTGTCAGCGTTAATACCAAGCATTTTAGATGCTTTTTCCTGAGTCAAACCAGCGTTAACCCTTGCAGCTCTCATAGTGATTTGCATATCTTGCATGTTTTTATACCTCGCTTTCTTTAAGTATGTACCAATTATAAACCGAGTTAATTCGGAATGTCAAACGAAAAATTCCGTTTCAAAGAAAAAATAATCGGAAAAATTCGGAAAAATACTTGTTTATCCGTTTCCTTTCCTATATAATAGAATTATCAAATTATAAATCAAAAATTTTTTCGAGAGGTAAAAAATATGGATAGAAATTACGAATTGAAACTTCAAATATCTACTAATATTAGAAAATTTATGAAAGCACAAGGTTTAAGACAATTAGATTTAGCTAATAAATCTGGGATTTCACGTAGTACTATTTCTGACTATTTAAATAATAAAACGTTAATTAATCCTGAAAATGTTCAAAAAATAGCTAACGCATTAAATGTAAATAAATCTGATATTGATCCATCATTTAAGTCTCAAAAAAATCAAGATACAATGGCTGCTCATTTAGATTATTCAGATTTAACTGAAGATGAGCAAAAAGAAGTAGAACAATTTATCCAATTTATTAGAAATAGAAATAAATAAGGTGTGTTTTGTATGGGGAGATACGAAGATTTATTAAAAAAATATGATTACATATCAATAAACGAGACTGGAAGCATACCTAAATTTATGTCTGGTTTCTATATGAATGGCGAAATATTTATCAATAGTAATCGCCCTACTACAATAAAATTGGAAACTTTAGCGGAAGAACTAGCACACCATGAAATTACTTATGGGAATATACTCGATGACAAAAATATGCAAAATAGAAAATATGAGTTAAAAGCTCGTAGATTAGCTTGCGAAATTCTAATACCTCTTAATGAACTAATAAGCGCATTTTTGCAAGGCATACATAATTTATATGAACTCGCTAATTTTTTTGAAGTTACAGAAAATTTTGTCCTACAAAGTATTAAGCATTATAAACAGAAATATGGGTATTCTACTCGTTGTGGCAAATACGTTATTCAATTTGAGCCATTACGAGTGTTTGAATATAAAGATATATAGTAAAGGAGAATTACATATGAAAAAGTTTTTAGCTTTAATTTTTAGTAGTGCTTTAATTTTAGGCGCATGTGGTAATGATGACACATCTAACAAAGATTCTGATACTAAGTCAGAAAATAAAACTGAAAAGAAATCAGAAGATAAAAAAGACAATAAATCTAAAGAGGATAAAAAGTCTAAAGAAGAAAAGAAATCTCAAGAAAGTGAAGATGACAAATCTACACAAGAAAATAACTCTACTGAAGAACAAAACACACAAGAAACTGCTACAAATGAACAAACTCAATCTCAACAACAAACACAAGAAACTGCAACTCAAGAGCGACAGCAAACACAACAAGCTAATAACGGTCAGCAACAGTCTGATAATCATGAACCTACAAAAAAAGAAATATATGAATGGGATAAAGAAAATATTCCTGGAGGAACAGATTACGGTTTGATTGATCCAGAAGATGTAAACGAACCTTCTGACTCTCAAAATGAAGAGCCAGATGAGTGGATTAAAGGTCAAGAGGAATGGGCTAATGCTACTCAATCAGAAAAAGAAGAGATACGTAAACGAGATGCAGAAAAGTATGGTTATGAGTATGATCCTAGTGACTATGAAGAATAA